GTCTTGAGCGTGAGGGCGCAACCCAGCCCCGGCCTTGCATCACTGAGAACCTGTTGCCCCAGTTCGTGCGTCAGGTAGGCAATGACATGCGGGCCAATCCTCCGGCTGTGAAGGTCATTGCTGGCTCTGGTGGCGCGTCCAAGCCGGTTGCAGACATCCTGACTGGCATGGTGCGCAACATCGAAGCGCGCTCAGCCACGTTGCGGCCTTACGTGACAGCGGGCGTGTCAGCGGCCCGTTGCGGCATTGGGCATTGGCGTGTGCTGACGGATTACACTGGGCCAACAAGCTTCGAGCAGGAACTGAAGATCGAGCCGATCCACAACCCGTTTGCGGTTGTCTGGGATCCGTGCGCTGTGGCGGCAACCCGTGAGGATGCCAACTGGTGCTTTGTCATCGAAGAGATGAGCGAAGACGAGTTCGAGGCGCAGTACCCGAAGGCCAAGCCGGTTTCGTTTGACGGCAAGGACAATGAGGCGTGGTTCAGTGCGTGGCTGAATGGATCGCGCAAGACAATCCGGGTGGCTGAGTATTGGCGCAAGGTGCGTGAGCCCGCCAAGGTCTGCCTGATGATGGATGGCTCATCTGTCTGGAAGGATGAACTGCCGAAGGAAATGCACGGCCTGATCGTGCGCGAAAGGGAGAGCGACCGTGTCCGTGTTGAGGTCACCAAGACCAACGGTTTTGAAGTCCTGGAGGAAACGCAGGCTTGGCCGGGCAGGCATATCCCTATCGTCCCGGTCGTGGGCGAGGAATACAGCGTGGGCGAACAGCGGGTGCGCCATTCGGTAATCCGGTTCGCCAAGGATTCCCAGCAGCTCTACAATTACTGGCTGTCCACGCAGACCGAGCATCTGGCCCTTCAGCCGAAAGCGCCATACATCGCCACGGCCAAGCAGGTCGCCAAGTATGCGGACATCTGGAAGACGGCGAACACCGACAATCACAGCGTCCTGATCTATGATGCGGATTCAGAAGCGCCTAACAGCCGCCCACAGCGCGAAATGCCGCCACAGGGCTCCATTGCCTTCACAGAGCAGGTTCGGCGTGCTGCTGACAGCCTGAAGGCCACGACCGGCATTTACGAGGCAAGTCTTGGTGAGCAGGGCAATGAGAAATCCGGCAAGGCAATCATGGCCCGCCAGCGTGAGGGTGATGTTGGTACGTTCGAGTTCCGCGACAATCTGAATGCCTCGGTCGAGCATACGGGCCGCATCCTGATCAACCTTATCCCGATCATCTATGACACGCACCGCATTGAGCGGATACTTGGCGAGGATGGCGAGGAAGATTTCGCCGAACTGAACAAGCCTGTGCTGGATCAGTATGGCCAGCCGGTCATGAACCAGCAAACGGGTCAGCCGGAATTGGAAAACAACCTCGCTGCTGGTGAGTATGGTGTGTTCGTGCGCTCTGGCCCGTCCTTCACGACGCGTCGCCAGGAAGCCGCAGAGAGCATGATGCAGTTCGTTCAGACCGCGCCGCAGTCGGCACAGATGGTTCTGGATCTGATTGCAAAGAACATGGATTGGCCCGGCGCGGATGAGTTCGCCGAGCGGTTCAAGAAGATGTTGCCTCCGAACCTTCAGCCGGAAACGGACGATCCGGAGGAGCAGGCCCAGCGTCAGGCCGCCGCACAACAAGCCGCAGAAGCGGAACAAGTGCAGAAGCGTGGCGTGATGGCCGAAATAGCAGAGAAGGAAGCGAATGCCGCCGAGTCGCAGGCAGACGCTCGGAAAGCTGCTGCTGAAGCTGCTCAGACCCAGATGGAGACAATGCTCCAATCTGGCCAGATGCAGCAATTCGTGCAGGCCGCCGTTGAAAGCCAAGTGAGGCAGATACTGGCAGCGATGCAACCCCAGCCGCCCCAGCCGGCACCTATGCCAATGGGGCAATTTTAAAAAACAAGGAGGCTATTTCTGTGCCAGATCAGGAAGCCATCGAGGTAGCGCAGGCTGACCTCGCGGATGTGAGCCAGAACTATGGTGATCCGTCCGAAAGTGCGACCTCAGACGTTGAGATTGTCGAGGAAAACACTGAACAGCAGCAGGAGCCCGAAGAGGCCGCGACTGAAGAGGTTGTGGACGGCGAGGGTGAGAGAGAAACGGAGACCAAGTCGCAGCGGCGTCGTCGCCTGCGGCGGGAACGGGAAGAAAAGCGTGAAGCGGATATACGCCGCCTGACGCAGGAGAACGAACGTTTGCGGGAGCGATCCGGCAAGCTGAGAGCTCCAAGGCGGGAAGAGTTCTACGACGAGCCCAGCTACACAGCGGCCCTTGCGGCCTACAATGTACGCGCACAGGACGCCGAGGAAGCCGCAGAGCGGCTGACAGGTGAGTTCACAGGGCTTGAGCGGGCAGACCAGAACAGCTTTCAGGAAACCTTGGGTGATTTCGTGTCTGAGGGCACGGAAAAGTACAAGGATTTCGCGGAAAAGCTGGAGCGGAAACCCGAGGACGGAGGCCCGAACATTTCGGCTATCATGGCGGAAGCTATGATGGAAACCGATAGCGGGATTGACGTTGCCTATCATCTGGCAACCCACCCGGCCGAAGCGAACAAGATTGCGAAGATGCCGCCGGTTGCGCAGGCAAGAGCCATCTGGGAGCTGGAAGCCAAGGTATCGAAGCCGAAAGAGCCGCCTGTGTCGAAAGCCCCTCCACCGGTCAAGCCGGTCCGGGGTGGCGCAGCCAGCAACACCAAACCCGTCTCCGAAATGAGCATGTCCGAATACGCCAGTTTTCGTCAGCGCCAGATGCGCGGCGAGGCGTAGCGGACTCCATCTGATCCAGGAGCAAGAAAATGGCTAACGCCCTAATCACCCCGAGCATCATTGCCAAGGAAGCCCTTGTGCAGCTCGAAAACAACCTCGGCATGGCGAACAACGTCCACCGGGAGTACAAGAAAGAGTTCGTGAAGGTCGGCGACACGGTGTCTATCCGCAAGCCGGTCAAGTTCTATGCCGCAGACGGCAAGACCCGCGTCAACCAAGACGTTGAAGAAGCGAACACGTCGATCACCGTGGATAAGCAAAAGCATGTCTCGTGGAAGTTCAGCTCGAAAGACCTGACCTTGACGGTGGAAGACTATTCCGAGCGCTACATCAAGCCCGCCATGATTGCGCTGGCCAACACAATCGACCGTAGCGGCCACAACCAGTACACCAATGTCTGGAACCTTGTTGGTACGCCGGGGACGACTCCGGCCAACTTCGCTGCGATGGCTGCTGCTGCCCAGCGTATGGATGAAATGGCTGTGTCTACGGACATGCGTCGCGCCATGCTGAACCCAGCCGCTGGCTATGCTATCGCAGGTTCGGCCACGGCCCTCTATATGAACAGCGTGAACCAGCAGGCATATCGCAAGGGCTCCATCGGTGAAATCGCCGGTCTGGAAACCTTCCGTAGCCAAAACGTGGTATCCCACACGGTTGGCGCTTATGGCGGCACACCGCTGGTCAATGGTGCTTCCCAGAACGTCACTTATGCGGCGTCCAAGAGCACGAACAGCCAGAGCCTTGTGACGGACGGCTGGACGGCAGACACGACCGGCATCCTGAAGGCTGGCGACGTGTTCACGATTGCGGGCGTCTATGCCATGAACCCGGTTCCGGGTGAGGGCACGACCGGCAAGCTTCAGATGCCTTATCTGCAAGAGTTCACGGTGTTGGCGGATGCTGACTCCGGTGCGACGACCGGCCCGGCTACGCTGACGATCAGCCCGGCAATCATCACGTCTGGCCCTTACCAGACCGTGAGTGCTGCGCCTGCGGACAATGCGGTCATTACGGTGAAGACCGGCACGGCATCTACGGCCTATCCGCAGAACCTGGCATTCCACAAGAACGCCTTTGCGCTCGTGACCTGCCCTCTGGAACTTCCGGACGGTGTCGAGTTCAAGGCGCGTGAGACCCACAAGGGCCTCTCTGTGCGTGTCGTGAAGCAGTACTCGATTGATGCGGATGACGATATTATCCGCCTCGACGTCCTGTACGGCTGGAAGTCGATCTATCCTGACCTTGCTGTCCGGATTACCGGCTAATGGCTGAAGACCGCATCATTCGCCGCTGGGGCTATCATGCCAAGCAAGAGGCGAAGATCTTCGAACTGAAGGAGGGCGAAAGCCTTCCTTCAGGTTGGTTCGATTCTCCGGCCCGCGTTGAGGTGGTGAAACCAAAGCGCAAGCCGAAGGCTGAAGAGGCAGAGGACAAATCCGAAGCCGAAGCCGAAGAAGACCTGACGGAAGAAGACGAAGATGACGAAGACAGTCAGTGACTGTTGTGACCGGGCGCTCCAGCGTCTGGCAGTACTCGTGGGCGGAGAGAGTGCAGACACGGCTGATGCCGAGATTGCGCGCTCCGCCTTTGAGGGCCTTGTGAATGGGTGGCTGGCCGATGGTTTGTCAGTCACCAATTCCGCTGGCACGGCCGTGGTGTTGGCCGATTATGCGCTTGCTGATGCATTCCCGATTTCCGAAGTTCACTTCGAGGGCGTCGCTGCCATGCTGGCGGTGACCATTTCCGATGATTTTGAAGTTCCTCCCAAGCCGCTCGTGCTGAAGGACGCCTCACGGGGCGAGCAGCGCATTTATGCCGCGTTCATGCCGTCTATGGTGACGAAAGTGGACCGCATGCTCAACCGGCTGGATAACAGCCTGCTCTGGCCGTCGCAGGACTGACATGCCCCGCGCAAATCTAGCCTTTGAGCACTGGGAGCGTGAGCAGGCCGGTGAGCCTGAGAAGATTCTCATCAACATGTATGGTGAGGTCGATCGTTCCAACCCGAAGCGGGACAAGCGGCTCGTGACCACGCCCGGCACATTGGACGCTGACACAGGCAATGTCGTGCAAGGCAATATCCGCGCTCTGGCACAGGCTGATGCGTTCGCAGATGGCAAATTGCTGATCCTTGACGGCACGACGCTGCGCACGCGCACGGCAGGCGGTACATGGGGCACGATCACCGGCACTGTGAGCGGCACTGACCGGGCTGACACGGCGATCAGCGAGACCGAACTGGGCATCCTGTCCGGCGGCGATATTTACGTCTCTGACGGCTCTGCGATTGCCGCTGTGACTGACCCGGACTTCCCGAGCACGATTACCAGCCTTGCCGTGATGAGCCAGCGCCTGCTGTTCAGTTCCTCTGATGGCCAGTTCTGGTTTTCCAGCGTGTTGGATTTTGACGATATTACGGGCCTCAACTTCTACACGGCAGAAGGTGCGCCGGATGGGCTGATTGCTGTGCGTGTCTGGGCAGAACTGGCCCTGATGTTCGGCACCAGGACGCTTGAGATGTGGTATTCCGAACCCTCCAACGCGAATGACCCGTTTTCGAGGGCATCCAGCGTTGTACCGGTCGGCTGCAAGGCGCGTGATACGATAGCGATCTGCTCCAAGGGGCCGGTCTGGGTAGATCCAGAGGATAATGTGGTGGCGCTGGCCGGGGCGGATGCGCCAACCGTGTCTCCACCGTGGGTGAGCCGCCTGATCGCAGCAGAAGATGCCGATGACCTGATTGCGAGCACT